GCTATATTAATGGATATAAAAGGTGTAAAAAAAGATATTTTGAAAACTTTACTTAGTGATGAAGTTATGTATTCATTAGCAGAAGTAGAGTATTTATATAATGATTTTCTAAAAGGAGGAAAATAGAATATGGCTGGAGGAACATTTAAAACTCAAAATAAAGTTAGACCAGGTGCTTATATTAATATTGTAGGCACGGAAAAGGCAAATGTGCCAGTTTCTGAAAGAGGTATATTAGTGTTACCTTTAAAATTAGATTTTGGAAATAAAGTTAATGTCGTTGATTATCAAAGCAATTTTTTAAAGTTATATGGTCATGAATTATACGATTTAGAATTATTAGCAATAAATGACGGATTAAAAGGTGCTCAAAAAATAATTGTGTATAGATTAAATGATGGTGGAAAAAAAGCTGCTATTTCAGATGAAAATATTACAGTTACAGCAAAATATGCTGGTACATTAGGAAATAATCTAAAAGTTGCTATTGTAGAAAAAACGGATGGAAAATTTATTGTTGAAACATTCTTAAATAATGAAGTGGTAGACAGTCAAGAAATTTCTACAAAGGATGAATTAGTAAATAATGATTTTGTTGAATTTTCTGTGACAACTCTAACCGCAAATGCAGGATTAACATTGACTGGAGGAACAGATGCAGAAGTAAATAATAGTAACTATACAGAATTTTTAAGCTATATTGAAACACAAAAATATAATACTATAGCTTTTAATTTTACTGAAGAAGAATGTGCAACTTTAGTTCCAGTTGTTAAAAATTTTATAGAAAGACAAAGAGAAGATTTAGGAGTTAAAGTTCAAGCTGTAATTCCTGTATCAAATGTAACAACTGATTACGAAGGAATTATACAAGTAGAAAATGGTGTAAAACTTACAGATGGCACAATTATTGATAAGTCAACTGCTACCGCATATATAGGTGGTTTGACAGCTGGTGGCGATGTGGCTACAAGTAATACCTATATTCAATATGATGGAGCTGCAGAACCATATCCAAGAAAAACACATGAAGAAATTATTGAATCAATTAAATCAGGGAATATAGTATTTAATGAAGATTGTAAAATAGAAACAGATATTAATAGTTTAGTTACTTTTGATAATGGAAAAATAAGCTCTATGGCTAAAAACAGAACTATTAGGGTATTAGATTCAATTTGTAATGATATAAAAGACACGTTTAATACTAAATACATCGGAAAGGTAAGCAATGATGAAGATGGTAGAAATTTATTAAAAGCAGATATTATAAGTTATATGCAGAATCTAGAATCGCAAGGAGCAATTGAAACATTTGATACACAAAAGGATATTACTGTTTTACAAGGAGATAATAAAGATGTGATTGTTGTGAATGTTGCGGTGCAAACAATAGATTCAATGGAAAAATTATATATGACGATTAATTTAAAATAATTTGTGTTGAAGGGAGATAATTTATTATGTCTAATCTAAGTACATTAAATTTTAAAGATACAATAAATGGAGCTGAAGGTAGAGCATATTCGACTATAGATAATAATGTTGAATTAATGTTTTACTTAAAAAAATTAAGTGCAAAAATGGAAAAGAAAAAAGCTGAAGGAAAAACAATGGGAAATAGAGCAACACAACATAAAGGTAATGGATGGAAAGGCTCAGGAACTTTAACAATTTATTATATAACATCTATATTTAGAAAAATGATGCTTGAATATATAAAAACAGGCAGAGATACATATTTTGATATTCAAGTTATAAATGAAGATCCAACATCAAGTGTAGGAAAGCAAACAGTAGTATTAAAAAAAGTTAATATTGATTCAATTGAACTAGCAAAATTAGATGTAGATTCAGAAGCAATGGAAGAAGAAGTTCCATTTACTTTTGAAGATGTGGAAGTGTTAGACGAATTTGGAAATCCTGTATTGGAGTAAAATATGATTGAATTAACAATTTTATCTTTTATAAAAACATTTTTAAAAATAGCCATGCTTAGATTAATAGCATGGCTATTTTTTTATGAAATTAGAGAAAGTATAAAAAAAGAAATTAAGGAGGACATAGAAAATGAATTTACAAGAGTTTTTAAACGGAAATGATGTTTCAAACATTGAAGATGAAGTAGTTGTATCAAGCAGATTAAAAAACCCTGAAACAGGAGAATTATATAAATTTAAAATCAGAGCATTAACTGAAAAAGAATATGAGGCAGCAAGAAGTGAAGCAACAACTTTACCAAAAAAGAGAAAAGATAGGGTAAGATTTGATAATGCATTATTCAACGAGAAAGTAATTATTGCAGCTACAATTTATCCTAATTTTAAAGATGCAGATAGCATTAATAAATTAGGATGTTTAACTCCAGAACAATATTTACATAAAGTATTACTGCCAGGAGAAATTTCTGACTTATCAACTGAAATTACTAAATTAAGTGGATTTAAGACTGATGATGATGAATTGATTGAAGAAGCAAAAAACTAATAGAGGAAGACGATTTTGATGCTACTTTAGCATATTATTGTCTTCTAGAACTACACATATTGCCAAGTGATTATTTAAAGCTTTCAAAAAGAGAGAAGCTTTTTATATATGCTTGTGTATCGAAAAAATCAAAAGAAATTAAAGAAAAGACAAAGAAATGAGGTGGTAGAGTTTGGCAACAGTAAAAGGTGATATTAGACTAAACGACTTCATGACAAGAAATTTAAGAAATATAACTCAAGCTGTAAATATGACAGTTTCTGAATTGGAAAGAATGGCTCAGAAAGTTGGAAAAAATGTAGATGTATCAGGTTTAAATCGAATTAAAGAAACTGTATCTAAAGTGGATATTGAGTTAGAAAACGCAGTAGCAGAACAAGAAAAATTAAATCAAAAAGTAAACCAAACAACAAATAGTTATAACGGACTGAGAAATACCATAAAAACAGTTGTAGGTGCGATAGGTTTAAATAAGCTTGTAGGGATATCAGATCAAAACACACAAATAACAGCTAGATTAAAAATAATGTCTGGTGGAACTGATGAACAAGTAGATGCACTACAAAAGCAGATTTTTGCATCAGCACAAAGGTCAAGAGCAGATTATTTTGCAACTGCAGATGTTGTCTCAAAATTAGGAATGAGAGCAAAGGGAACTTTTACAAATACAAATGAAATAATTCAGTTCTCTGAAAATCTTAACAAAATGTTTGTTATTGCTGGTGCAAGCCAAGAAGAAATGAGTTCAGCTTCTTTACAATTAACGCAGGCATTAGGCTCAGGAGTATTAAGAGGAGAAGAATTAAATGCTGTATTTGAAGCGGCTCCTAATATTATTCAAACTATAGCAGACCATATGGGAGTGCCAATAGGAAAGGTCAGAGAATTAGCTTCAGATGGGAAAATAACAGCTGATATAATTAAAGAGGCAATGCTAGGAGCAACAGATGATATAAAAGAAGATTTTGAAAATATGCCTATGACTTGTGGACAAGTATGGACTATGACCGTAAATAAAATTATACAAATATCTAAACCGTTATTAAACTTTATATCAATGTTAGCTAATAATTGGTCAACTATAGAGCCTATAGTTCTTGGAATAGCAACAGCAGTTGGGTTATATACAGGAGCTTTGTTAATATATAACGTACAACAAGGAATTTCAAATGGATTACAAACATTAGGTGCTATTGCGGCTGTTGCACATGGTACGGCAACTGCGGCAGAAGCGGCAGCGACGACAGGAATGACTGCGGCTCAAATTGGATTTAATGCTGCACTTTATGCGTGTCCATTAACTTGGATTTTATTAATTATAATTGCTGTTATTGCAGTAATATATGCAGCTGTAGCAGCTATAAATAAAGTTACAAAGTCAACTACTTCAGCGACAGGAATTATTATTGGTGCTGTAACTGTTGTAGGTTCATTTTTATGGAATACAGTACTTGGATTAATAGATTTGGTTCTTGGAGCTGTAAATCGCATTGCTAATCCGTGGATTGCTTTTGCAAATTTTTTCGGAAACTTATTTAATGATCCTATAGGAGCAATTATTCATTTATTTGGAGATTTGGCAGATAATGTCTTGGGTGTTGTTGAAACTATAGCTTCTGCGATAGATAAAGTTTTTGGTTCAAACTTGGCTGGAACAGTTCAAGGATGGCGAGCAGGATTAAATACGATGGTAGAAGATGCTGCAAGTAAATATGGTAATGGCTCATATGAAAAGATTATGGATAATTTAGATTTAAGTTCAGAGAGTTTAGGGTTATCTCGATGGGACTATGAGGAAGCATGGAATAAGGGATACGCTATGGGTGAAAATATCGATGGAAAAATAAGTGAATTTTTTAATGGAGACTCAAGTGAAGGGTTAGATATTGGGAATGTAGCTAATGTGGAAAATGTAGAAGGTGAAGTTGACGTTGCATCCGAAGATTTAAAATTAATTCGAGAATTAGCAGAACAACAATATATTCAAAATTATATTAGTAATGCTCCTGTTGTAAATGTTGCTACCGGCGATATTCACGAAAATGCAGATGTTGATTACTTAATAGAAGGTGTTGCAGCTAGAGTTAGAGAAGAAATAGATTCTAGTATGGAAGGGGTGCCAGTTGGATAATGGGTTATCATATATATTTAAGTTATAATAACAACGAAGAACTTATTGAACTTCCTGTACTTCCTGCAAAATTAGAAGTATCTGGAAGTGGAAATAATAAAGCTACAGAAATATTAAATTTAGGTGAAGTCACTCAATTAAAACTGCCTAAAGAATTTACTTTACAAATAGATTCTGAATTTCCAGCAATTTGGTATCCTGGGTGTAATGTGTCACAAAACAAATTGTTATCTCCATATGATTATATTAAAAAAATAAAAAAATGGTGGAACACATTAAAACCAATTAGATTAGTTTTCATAGGCAGTACAATAGATATAAATTCACCAGTTTCTATTGAATCCTTTTCACATACAGAAGAAGGTGGAGATGTTGGAACTTGGTCATATAAGCTTAAATTAAAAGAATATCGTTTCTTTGGTGCTGATAAAATAAATTTAGATAACAATGTTCTTCAAAAATCTCGTGCAAGCACAAGAAAAGTAAATCAAATTTATATTGTAAAAGAAGGCGATACTCTAACTTCAATTTCTATAAAAAACTTTGGTAATGAATCTAAATATTGGGATATAAAAAGACTTAATGGATTAACAGATGCTGATTTATTAAATGGTCTTGAACCAGGAATGGAGTTGAGGTTATATTGAAATATGAAATTCGTTTAGACAAAAAGAATGGTGTAATATGGAATATTACAAATATAGTTTCAAAAGCAACCTTAACTTTAAAAAGAACTGGAAGTTGTGGAACATTATCGCTTACTTGTGTAAAAGGTGATGCTTTTCATCAAAAAAATACTATTGAATTTGAAAATGGAGATATAATTCAGCTTTATATAGATGGTATTGGAAGATTTTATGGTTATATTTTCAAAATTGAAAACAAAGTAAAAGAACAAGCATTTACAATAACTTGTTATGACCAAATAAAATATCTGCTTTATAATGCAACATACGCATTTGTAAATAAGAAAGCAAATGAGATTATAAAATCAATAGCTGAAGAATTTAAATTGCGTGTTGGCGAAATTGCTGATACGCAATTTGTTATTCCAAAACTATTAGAAGATAATAAAAAATTATTAGATATAATTTCAGAATCTTTATATTTAACAAGTGATAATGGTGGAGGTCAGTATTGTTTATATGACAATTTTGGATATTTAACATTAAAATCGTTAGCTGATATGAAAACTGAATTTGTTATATCGGATACAACACATATATCAGATGCAACCTTAACAAAAGATATTGAAGATAGTTATAATATATTTAAATTAGTAAGAGATAACGAATCAACAGGTAAAAGAGATGCTTTTATTTACCAAAACAGTGAACATATAAACAAGTGGGGAATGCTTCAATATTTTGATGTTGTTGATAAAGGATTAAATGATGCACAAATTCAAAAACAATTAGATACTTTGTATGCATTAAAAGGTAGAGAAAAAAAGACTTTTACAATAAAAAGTATTGGCGAATTTGTAAGAGCAGGAGAAAGTGTTGCAATAATAGTTGATGAATTAAATTTGAAACAATATTTTGTTATCAATGAAGTGAAACATACTTTTGAAAATGGAAATGTTCACAACATGGATTTAACTTTATATGTTGCGGATTAGGATGGTGATATTATGAGTAAAACACAAAATAATGATTTATTAAATCTAATAAAAGAAATAGCTGTTAAAGCTGTACAGAGCAAAAAACCTACTTCTTTTTATTATGGCACAGTAATATCAATTTCTCCATTAGAAATAAAATTAGATACAAATTTAATTCTTACAAAAGAGTTTTTATTAGTTCCAGAATCATTAACAGATCATAAGATAAATATTGAAGTTGACTGGCATACAGAAAAGACAGATATATCTCATACTCATGATGTGCATTTTAATGATAAATATAATAGTTCTGGTGATTATGAAAGTAAATCAATAATATCTGAAGTTCAAAATACTAATGTATCACATAATCATGCTATAAAAGGTAAGAAAACTATAATAATATATAATTCTTTAAAAATAAATGACAAGGTGATTCTTGCTCAAGTTCAGGGTGGACAAGAGTTTATTATATTAGATAAGGTGGGATAAAAATGACACCACAAACAACATCGTTATCTCAAATTAGTAATGAAATATCTACTATTGAGATGACTAATAAAACATTTAAAATAGATTTTGAAAAAAACAGAATAGTAGAAAAAATAGATGACTTGGAAGCATTAAAACAAGCCATCTATTTTATTTTAAATACAATTCGATACGAGCATATTATTTATTCGCATAATTATGGTTCTGAATTAAATAGTGCCATAGGATTAGATTATGATTTAGCAAAATCGGAAATAGAAAGATATGTTAAAGAAGCAATACTTGCTGATGATAGATTTATAGAGATTCAGAACTACTCAACGGAAAAAATTACTTCAGATAGTATGTTAATTTCTTTTGATGTTTTAACAAGTTATGGTTCTACACTAAATGTTGAAAAGGAAGTAGGTGTATAAATGTTTAAAGAATACACATATGAATATATTTTAAATAAAATGCTAGACAATATTAGCGATGATATTGATAAACGAGAAGGTTCAGTTATATATAACGCGATAGCACCAGCAGCAATAGAGTTAGCAGAAATGTATAAAAATTTAAGTAGCACAGTTAATGAGATATTTATAGACACAGCTGGTAGCACATATTTAGATAATTTAACTAAGCAATTTGGAATTGCAAGAAATGAAGCAACACACGCTGTAAAAAAAGGAATATTTTATGATGTTAATAATCAATTAATTGATGTTGAAATTGGAAAGCGATTCAGCATAAATACAATTATTTATTCGGTGTATGAAAAGATATCTACAGGAATTTATCAAATGCAATGTGAAACAGCAGGAAAAATAGGAAATGTACAAAGCGGTAATTTATTACCTATAGATTATATTGCAGGATTATCGGTTGCAGAATTAACTGATGTTTTGATTCCTGCAGTTGATGAAGAGACAGATGAAGAATTAAGAGAGCGTTTTTACACTTCAGTAAATTCGGTTGCATTTGGTGGCAATATAGCAGATTATAAAGAGAAAGTAAAAGAAATTGATGGCGTCGGAGCTGTTAAAGTTATTCCAGTTTGGAATGGCGGTGGAACAGTAAAATTAGTTATTTTAGATGATTCATACAATTCAGCATCTGATGTTTTAATTGAAAATGTTCAAAATGCTGTTGGTCATGATGGTGATGGAATTGCTCCTGTTGGTCATATAGTTACAACTGTTGCTGCTGAAAATTTCGAAATTACTGTTAACACTACTGTTACTTTAGAAGAAGGATTTGAAATTAGTGTAGTAAAAACAGCAATAGAAACAGCAATTAATAACTATTTGACAGAAGTAAAAAAAGAATGGGAAGATTCTAATACACTTACAATCAGAATTGCTCATATCGAAAGTCGAATGTTAGATGTGAATGGTGTTGTGGATATAACTGAAACAACTATAAATGGTTCTACGAGTAATTTGATTTTAACTAATGAACAAATACCTTTATTGAGCGAGGTGGTATTAAATGCGTAATTTAATTAATCATTTACCACCATTCTTGAGAGAGATAAAAGACTATAAAGAAATTTGCGATACTGAAGAAATCGAGTTAGAAAATCTAGAAACAAAAATAGAAGAAATAATTCGAGAAGTTTCTGTAGAAACAGCAAGTAGTTATGGTTTAGACAGATATGAAAAAATATTAAATGTAATTAAAACCACAGAAAATATTGAAGAGCGTAGATTTAAAATAAAATCTAAACTAGTAAATCAATTGCCATTCAATATGAAGTGGTTAAATAATAAATTAAGAGCTTTAGTTGGTGATGGCAATTACAAGATTACTTTAGATTCAGAAAACTACTCAATAACAATTCAAATATCACATATATTTCCTGATGTTGCTACAGTTATGAAAAATGATTTAAGACAACAACTACCGGCTAATTTAATAATAACAGTTAATTTATTCAGAACAGAAACTGCTAACTTATTTGTTGGTGGAGTAATTCATGTAGGAAAGTTTGTAAAACTCGGAGGTGCTAATTAAATGAGATTCTATTTAACTAATGTAGGTCAAGCTTTGTTATATAAAGCACAAGGTGGTCAACAATTAAAGTTTACTAGATTCGTACTAGGCGATGGCGAACTAAATGGACAAGCCATTCAAACATTAACTAATCTGATTAGTGAAAAATTATCTGCAGATATAAGAAAACTAGAAATAAAAAGTAATAAAGTTGTTTTGGGTATGTCTTTTACTAATGCTGAATTAGTAGAAGGCTTTTATTTTAGAGAATTAGGAATTTATGCTGAAGATCCAGATACATCTGAAGAAGTGCTATACATGTATGCAAATGCTGGAGAAACAGCAGACTATATAGATAGTAATACTGGAAGAGTAATCGAAGAATATTTAGATGTAGAAATTCAAGTTTCAGATGTAGAAAGTATTTCTGCAGTGATTGACGAATCATTAGTGTATTTAACCCAAAAAGGTGATGTAAGTGAAACAACGGCTATTTTTGAAGAAGTAGAAACTAGAGAAAATATAAATTCATCTGAAAGCATAAAAACTATCTTTGGAAAAATCAAAAAGTTTTTTACAGATTTAAAAGCAGTGGCTTTTTCAGGTTCTTATAACGATTTAATCGATGTACCAACTAGCTTTAAGCCGACAAATCATACACATACTGGTTATGTGAATAAAACTGGAGATATTATGACAGGAGCATTAACAACTACAGCAATTACAATAGGAAGTAGAGCAAGTGGGAGTGCAGTTGGGGCAAACTCATATGCGCAAGGTGGTGCATATTATGGGAGTGATTCAAACCCGATAGCAAGTGGTCAAAATTCATTTTCTCAAGGGAGTAGTACAACAGCTAGTGGAGCGATGTCTCATGCTTCTGGTTGGGGTACAACAGCTAGTGGTGCTGCGTCTCATGCAGAAAACTATGAATCGACCGCTAGTGGTGACTATTCACACGCGGAAGGATGTGGTACAACAGCTAGTGGGATGTATTCTCATGCTTCTGGTTGGGGTACAACAGCTAGTGGTGACTATTCATACGCAGGAGGATGTTATACAACAGCAAATAAAGCAAATTTCTCGATTGGGCATCACAATAAGGCACCTGCAGAAGGAGGACAATCTGGCACTGCTGGGGATGCTTTTATAATTGGCAATGGGAAATCATCGTCGAAATCAAACGCCTTTCGTGTGTCTTATGCCGGGGCTGCTTATGGATCAAGTTCATTTAATTCAAGCGGAGCTGATTATGCCGAGATAACCGAATGGGCTGATGGTAATTCTAACAATGAAGACAGAGTCGGAAGATTTGTTTGTATGGAAGGTGAGAAGATGCGATTTGCTAATTCTAAAGATGTAAGAAGTAGAATTGGGGTAGTATCTGCAGACCCAGCAGTTGTTGGAGATAATTACTCGGAAGATTGGTGTGGCAAATATAAAACAGATATTTTCGGAAGAAAACTTACTCAAGTCGTACATCATGAAGCAGAATATGACGAAAATGGAAAATTACTAACTAAAGCTTGCGATTCTGTAGAATGGATTTTAGCAGATGATTATGATGATACTAAAGAATATGTGAGAAGAGAGGAACGTCAAGAATATGATTATTTTGGACTGCTTGGAAAATTAATCGTAATTGACGATGGTACTTGTGAAGCTGGAGGATATTGTTATCCTAACGATGAAGCAGTTGCGACAAAAGAATTAGACGAAAACAAAGGCTTTTACGTAATGAGCAGAATTGATGAAACACATATAAAAATATTGTTACGTTAGGAGGCTGAATAATGGATGAAAAAATCTGTGATATAAGGAATGGACAAGTATGCGAACAATTAAAAAATCACGAGGAAAGAATTGAAAAATTGGAAGATACATATTCGTTAATGCAAAAAATGGATTGCAGAATAGAGAATGTAGAAGGTGCTGTTACAAAGGTTGAAAAAGCAGTGGAAAAAATTGATACAAAGATTAGTGCAAAAGTTGAAGAGAAAGGTAAGAAGTGGGATAAACTCATTGATTATCTTTTTTATTTTGTCTTGGCAGCATTATTAGGATATATAGCTTTACAATTAGGTTTAAAGGGGTGAAGTGTAATGAAAGAATTATGGCAAAAAATTTCAAAATTGATAGATGTAAAAAGTCTAATAACACTCTTATTTACTGTACTGGTTTATAAATTATCTATGAAAGGAATTATTTCAGGTGAACAAGTTATGATGACTTATACAACCATCATAGCTTTTTATTTTGGAACACAGAGTACAAAAAAGAAGGAGGTAGATTCTAATGATTCTACCCCTAAATAATTGTAAGGTAACATCAGAATATGGAGTTGTTCGTTCTGATAAAAAACTGCATAAAGGAATAGACATGATTTCTACGTCAGGAGACAGAAACGTGAAAGCTATCAGAAGCGGAGTGGTTCGCGTTACACATTATGATAAAGACGGTTTTGGAAATTATATATCAGTTCAACAAGAAGATGGTTTTAGAGCATTATATTGCCATTTAGAAAAAGTTTTAGTTAAACCAGGAGATACAATTGAAGAAGGACAAGTTATTGGAATTGAAGGAACGTCAGGTAATTCAACTGGCGTTCATTTACATTTAGAGTTAAGAAAATCTCCTTATGATATTGATGACCACATCGATGTATCCGAATATTTAGGAATAAAAAACGAAGAAGGACCAATAAATTACATAGATAACTATGATTTATTAGAATTTTTAGGAATAATGGATTTTTGGCGACAAGGATACAAAGGCAAAGGAATTACGATTGCTTCAAGGGAAAGCGAAAAGACAGAACATGGTGGAAAAGTAGCAGAGGTGTTACGAATGGTTGCACCAGAGGCTACTATATTATTTGATGTAGATTATAAGGACGACATTGAGGATTTATCTCCTTTTAATATTTATACATCATCTTTATCTTTTAACTCTGATACTTTTCCTAAAAACCAAAATAAAGCGAAAGAGCTATTCTATCAAGATAGATTCTTAGTGTGTTCAGTAGGAAATGATTCAGACGAAGGTCAATGCGCTCTTAGTAAAAATGATTATTTCATTAGTATAGGCGCTTGTATATTAAGTAATGGCGAACCAAAAAGAACATATTATTCAAGCATAACTGAAGATATTGATTATATGAGTTTAACAGATCTTGAATTAAGCGACGGTAAGTTTAGTGGAACTAGTTGTGCTGCTCCTTTATTCGCTGGTATGTGCGCTTTGGTACAATGTTGGTATTTGATGCGTACTGGAAGAACAATGAACAATGAAGAGTTATTAAATTTTATACATGATAATTTAACAGATTTAGATAAAGAAGGTCATGACGTTAGAACAGGTCATGGTCTTTTTGTTTTGCCTAAACCTTGGAGCATTAATTTTGAAAAATATTTAAGCGAGGAGGAAGAAGATATGCCTAGATATAATAATTTAGCAGAGGTCCCAGAATGGGGAAAAACTACGATTGAAAAACTTATGAATTTAGAAGTTTTAAAAGGTGATGAAAATGGGAATCTTAATTTATCTTATGATTTGTTAAGAACACTTGTAATTCATGATAGGTTAGGATTTTATGATTAAAAATGTTTACTAATTTATAATGACTCTGAGATTACGATAAGCGGAAAGGATAAAAAATGAAGTTTAAAATCAAAGAACAATTAGAAAGTAGTCAAATGAGTCGTTATAAATTACAGCAATTAACAAATTGGAATTATAAAAGAATAAATGCTTTTTATAAAGGTGACGTAATTGAAATTAAAGTAGAAGAGTTGGAAACATTATGCAAAATATTTAAGTGCAAAATAGGAGATTTAATAGAAGTTTAAAAATATAAATTGCTTATTGTAATCTCAAAATTAAATGAAAAGGAGAATGGAAATGGATAGCAAAAAATTTATAGATGAATGTAAAAAATTAGTGAAAGAATATGCACAGGAGCATTTGGATAAAAGTGATGTAATGCCAGAATTTGATGTGTTTGTCGTATGGTCATGCAAAACATTACAAAATAATAAGGCTTTATTAAGCACAACTTTATTTGATGGAATGTATTATGAACTTACATATAACGGAGATAAAAAAGAATTGTACTTTGACGCCTATAAGAAATTTGAAAATAGATGTATCAAGATTGAAGAATAGAAAGGAAGAGGTAAATATGGAATTAAAAGATACTGTAGAATTAATGAATAGTGAAGATTATAAAGAAAGATTTAAAGCGGAATATATGCAAACAAAAATAAGATACGAAAAGCTAAAAGCAATGACAACAAAATATGAAGCAGGAACATTAAACTTTGAACCTAAATGTAGTTTAGAGTTATTAAGAACTCAGCAATCTCATATGGGTAATTATTTACATTGCCTTGAAGTGAGAGCGGAAATCGAAGAAATAAATTTAATATAAATTCCTAACACAATGTGAAAGGAGGTTGTCTTCATGCACGAAACGAAGGCATTACTTATTGTGCGGAATGGACTTGTTTGTATGGGATGCGGTCGAGAAACAAAATTAAAGGACCTACAATGGCATCATATAATGCCAAAATATGTAAGCAAACAAA